GCGATTTCCCCGAACACCGTCGATTTATAAAATTTAACAAGGGTTTTACCACTCCATATCTCCGGAATGTACGTTGAAGACATGGTTGTAACGCCTACCGAAACTGGATAATCTGCCATAATTCATCTCCTTTTTTTTTGGTAGATTCACCCCGGTTGGCTACTGTCCAGGCTGGCGGGAGAACCGGCCCCCGCCACTCGGGTAAAAACCCTCGCTCGTCAGACCCGGAAATTTTATTGTTTGATCCGCCCTTCCAAGTGGGCGTTGGAAATATCCTTATCTATTTTTAGCCGTTCTTCTTCGGTGTACTTTTTCCCGATCGCGGAATCCTTGTAGAATTCCCGAATTTCCTTCACGGTCCAGATTTTTCCGTCTCCTGTGGTGGTTGACGGAATTTCCGGCCCTGCACCGCGTTTCGGGTCAACGTGTTCTTGCTTTTTCGGAGGCCCGGGTTTCTTCTCCGGTACGGGTTTCTTCCGAGACACCGGAAGATCATTCGCTTTTTTGTAATCGTTGATGATTTCGATGACCTTACCGGCATCAAGGGCCCGATCCGCTTCCTGGAGGACAATCTTGTAGGGAGTATCGGTATAGGGGAGTTTTTGGGTCGCCATGTAGTTATTGAAATTCGGGTCCTTGTTCCACCGCTCCCACTCACCATCAGGGAAAGCGGCGTCGAGGGTATCGTAATATGCTTCTTCCTTGGTTTTCGCGGTTTCCCTGTGGATCGTCTCAACATTATCCTTGACCGGCTTCACGGCATCATCGGCTATCCGTTGAACGACTTTACCGATAATGTCGAGAGAATCCTCACCGAGATCCCTATCGACTACCTCCCGTTCCTCCTCGGTCATGAGGTTAAGGAAGGTCTGCCCATCTTCCGGGGGTTCTTCATCCCCCTCATCTTCTTTGGGCTTTCGGGCATCAGTCAACAGCCGGGACAACTCCGCATTTTGGATCGTCAGGCTATTGACTCGATCGACAAGGGTAGTGACTTCCCCCAATTTACCTTCCACCACCTTGAAACGCTGCTTCCAGTAATCAACCGTATCCTCTCTCGGGGCATCTTCTTCCTGGCCCTCTACAGGCTCCTCGCCGGGCTCCTGACCGGGTTCCTCACCTTCCGGAACGACTTCCTTTTCTTCTCCTTCAATGTCGAGATCCGGTGTTTCTTCGCCGGGGGTCTCGTCATTGATCATTTTTTCCAACATTTCGTCGGCTTTTTTTTCGGCAGCCAATGCTTGATCTGGGATTGCCATATTGATTCTCCTTTTGCGGGGAGTCGGCAGTAGAGCTTGGCCGTCGCCCTACTGCCGGGATTCCCTGACTTAGCCGCCCGAGCCGTTGCTAATGCGAACGGGATTCGGGTCGGCATAAAAAAACCCCGAAGGCCAAAAAAGCCCTTGAGGTTTTAAAATTCTGATAGCGTGCTCTGTTTTACTGAATGTAACGGCCTACCTGATACCATGTGGAGCCGGAAGAGTCATACAAAGCTTTAAACTTCAACCAATCGCCAACGGCATCAATTTCAGAAACTTCGCACAACTCCGTAGTGCTACCTGACCATGTGGCATATTGTGACTCATAGGTTACACCGGTTGTTGCATTCCATATATGGTCTGTAACTCCAGAAGATGCGGTCGTTCCTGCAATTGATATAACAATCTTCGTGGTGCCGCTGAAGGTCGTTGCACCCGAACCGCCCGGAGAAGTTAACCCTGGGGCTTTTAAAATTTTTACCTCGTAACCGTCATAACTTGCGGTTATTTTAGGTAGAAGAATAGAAACACCGCTTGAAACCCGTGTGCCGAGGGTGCTCTCATGGTCGTCAATCCAGAACTCAGACCCATTGGCCCGGTCGATGGTATAATAAGACGTACCCGCCAAATCGACCACAACGGGATCGCTGATAATCGGGGTTGAACCCGGTAAAGTCACACCGGAATGAAACTTCGGCTGATAAATATTGAGATCTTCACCGGTCAGGTTCCGAATCTCTTTAAAATACCCCTTGGTTATCGTGGCTACCTCTCTCCACGCACCCATGAATGTCAGCATGGCCGCCAACAGAAACACAACGATTCCGAATTTCAAAAATTTCTTTTTTTTCATGTTTCCTCTCCTTCTTCTTGAGTTTTAATAAAAAAACCCAAGAAGCCGTGAAGCCGCCTTGGGTTTAGTTGAATTACCTGTATTGAGTTGTTTATGTGGTCAGTGTCGCTTCCACTCTTCTTTTATTCTCTATGGATTCAATAGCTTTCTTGACCTTTTCGCGATCGGTCATGTCGAGTATGTCCTCAAGGAGCAATAGCGCCCCCTGCTGCCTGTGGTTCTTTGTTCCCTCGGTTTTCCGATTCGAACGAAAAAGTCTTTGCTCTTCGTTTTTCAGGAATTCGAGGAATTCTTGAAATTGGGGAAGTGCCGATAATCGTAAAAGGCCCTTATTGAGCCTTTCGGCCTTCTCTGTATCTGTTGGTGGTTTAAGAAACATCAAATCCTCACAGTCGTAATGACCATAAAGCAATCATCGACCGGCAGCCCGGGCTTGACGATAATTCCCGTTTTCCGGTAAGGCCTCGGTTTGGAGATCCAATCAACGATTTCATTGCCCTTGTAGATGTAAATCCCGCTCCTCCATGCTTCCCGTTTTTCAACAGTCCCTTTGCCGGCGCATTCCGGGCACTTCTGCTCTGCGGGGACGTTTTCATTAAACTGCTGCTGAATCCGTTCTTTCGGGATCTTTATCTTGCCATCACCACCGCATAGCGGGCATGGGTGAACTTCATCCTCATACTTACGCCGCTCGACCTGAACTCCTTTTTCCTTCATAATCCGTTCGACAAACTTTTCGTGCATACCGGGGACGATCGAGACGCCCAATCGAGACAGGCTTGTATTCATGCACTGGCCCATGAACCACATGACCTGGTGCATGTCCTTCAGGTAGTGGGTTTTCGCCTTGCGCGTCATCAAAAACTCCAGGTTTTCAATGTCGTGCTCTTTGATTTCGTTTAGGGTTTTGTTGTTGAAGGTCATGTCCTCCCCCTTCCGACCGGATTATCCGGATTGTTGCTATTGTGTATACGGGCCGCCTTGCCCTGGGCGTTATCGTAAAGCCGGTCCCGGGTCGCCCTGCTCATGTTGTCTCGAGGGTGACGGCGATTCCAGGCGTCTATTTTTTGCTGGAAGAACTTGTCTCTCATCTTTTCGTATCCGCGAGGCATTACTGCACCCCATAAGAAAATTCTATTTCCAGAATATCCCCAAAATCATCAGGGTCAGGCAAGTTCTTAAAATGTGTAAATGTGCCTGCAAAAAGTTTCCAATCTCCGGGGTGCAAATTAAATAATGCCTGTGAAACAGTGTCGCCAATAAGCAAAGCAAATGAGTGTTGTTTTTCTAAATCTTGATAGGGCCGTGATAATCTCGCCTCATCTTCTGTTATTTTAAATACAAAAAGCTCCATGTAACCACAAATCAAGATATCAGAACCAAAACGGACAGAATCCCCTTGACGCTCAATGAAACCGCTATAATTAAGATTAACCTCAGGGTGTTTTTTCTCAATATTCTTGATGACGTTTACTAAACTTTTCCCAGAAATAACTTCAGGTATGAAGTAATATGGAAAAAGCGCTGATGATTTTATCATTACTGCATCCCCCTGAAATCCTGCCCCGCCACCGGCTGTCCATCGGGGCCAATCGCCCTCTTTTCCTGTCCAACAGGCCCCTGGCCGGGCCCCGCCGTTCCCCCGGAGGCCATTTGAACAAGTTGTTCAACGGGAATCCCGGTTGACGCTGAAATGGCTTCCAGCATTTTCCGCAGCTTCATTTCTTCCTGTCTAGCCATAATGGATTCACGGTCGGGGAGGATCTTGTCCGTATTCATTTTTAGAGAATGAAGTGTTTCCCTGTGAATTTCCGCTCTTCCGTCGAGGCCAAATATCTGCATATCAACGGGGTTGTTCGTGGCATCGAGGTATTCCATCCTCCGAATCTGCAACTGCTCCATCATGATGAGGTACTCACTGGCCCTGGCAACAATCTTGATATCCCCCTGGGCTTTTTCCGGATCGTCCAGCATGATGGTCAGCCAGTGGGCTTCGATAGACGGCTTTACAATCCCATTGTCAATGTGACCGACAACCATCTTGAGCCCCTTAGAGGCCGCGTTCATCAACATGGAAAGTCCGGAGGCCGTCTTACCTGCTCCTTTGACATTTTCGCTCCCGTAGATATAGGCGGGAATCCCGGTAATCTCCGAGGCTTGCTTGAAGAAATAGTCATATAGTTTTATCAGAACATCGATAATGGGGTCCGGTTGGAAGAACCCCATGGGAGGGGAACTCTTCCCGATCATTTCATCGGACTTAAACGGCCATTGCTTCCACGGGTGCATGGTGGTCATTGGCATGGTGGGGTCAACAAGATCGGCCAAATACCACACCTGCGGACCACTCGCCATCCCCATGTTGTTCACCATGGCGCGGACACAACCGTTACAAATATCCTGGATATCGCTCATAATCTGAGGCACACCCTCGCCCCAAACTGAATCGTTCTTTTTCACGAAAGAAGCGGAGAATATATTTCGTTTCCCCAGCGGGTGAGGATTGAGGACCGCCGATATGACCGTACTGGCAACCATATACGCCTTGATCTCATAGTCTAAATCCGGGTCCGGTATTTCTGCCTTGCTCATCCCCCACTCGATCAGCTTGGAGCCCTGAACCGGACCGCAATACTTGAGGCAATCAATGGTCCCTTCCGGGTCGTCTTTTTCGTGCGGTCTGCCCTCGACGTCCGCCCTCTCATGGTCCCCGGCATGGTCCATGCGGAATCCGGATTGCCCGTAGGTTTTCAGCACGTACCGCACGGACTCCTCATCATACCCATCAACCCCGACCATGGCGTTCAGGTCTGACCTACGAAACCGATTTTTAATAAAATAATATCCGTCTTGTAGTGATTTTGCGCCCGGTGATGGATACATATCGAAAGGGGAAATGCGGTCGTACATCTTGACCACTTTTTCGGTCGGGGCAGGGATGGAGCCGCCGCCCGGGAGACTGACCCAATCCAAAACCTTTTCTTTGCGTTTGATTGGTCCTTCAACGAATGCCGCGGGGAACGTGACGACATCATAGATGATATCATCGACAGCATCGTACCATTTGCCCTCAATGAGATCATCGTCAATTTCCCTCTCCAGGTTTTCGGCTGCGCTCTTGGCTTCGTCTTTGATTTTCTGGACTGTGGCGTGTTTGATTTCGTCAATCAAATCTTCCCAGTCGAGCGCGTCGACCTCCTGTGGCGGGTAGAGCATCAGGGCGTTACGGTACTCCTGGTAGGCCCTCATGGTGATTTCCTGCTCTATCTCGGGGGGGAGATCCGGAATAGGGGTGGCATCGGTCGACCATGGTTTTTCGCCCGGAGGTCGTAAAATATCACGGACCCAACTTTCGGCGGCCCGGCATTTAATGTCTGTGATTTTGATAAAATTCTCGGCAAGGCCCTGGGTTTTGATCATTGCCAGCTTTTGCGGGTCATATTCGCCTTTTCTCTGCCTGAGACATTGCAGGAGGATTCGATCAATGGGCTCCTTGGCCTTCTTCGCCGCCTGCCACCGGAGGGCCAAATCCGCCCCGAGATTGGAAACGAATTCATCGTTCTGAGTTTCCTCTGCCGCCCTCTTGGCTTCCTCTTCCTTGATCCTGTCAGTTTCGGCAGCCGGGATGAAGGAGAGTAGTCCCCGTCCGGACCCCGGTGTGTGCTGTAATGCTGGATTGGCTCCTGAGATCATATCAACTCCATACAAACCCGCTGGGCTTGATTTCTTGGTTGCCCCTCACCCCGAGGTCTTTCCGGGGGGCGAATGTGAGGCACAGGGCATCGAACTTATTTGGAGACCGCTTTAAGAGGTCGTGCATGGTGGCCCGCCTGGTGCCCGTCCGTGCGTCAATCGGGGCGCGTTTCGGCATCACCTTGACTTTACCCGTGCTGACGTCATAGGTCGGCGTGTGCAGCTCCTCTAAAAGTTCATCGTCCGGAGGCAACATGGCCCCGGGGTCCACACGCAACCACTCCCGGACCTCCCATGCGAGTTGGTCGCGCAATGTACCGAATTCGCCCAACTCGGACTTTCTTGTCGGTCTTTCCGATGTTTTTACCGATATGGCATTAGGGCACCCCAAACGTCTCATATGGGGAGCAACCCCGGCGCCCACCCCGATCGCATCAACGTTTTGCTGGATCATCCGGCGTTTGCGGTATTTCCTGGCCGCCCTGTCGCCGGTTTCCATCATGTCAACCCCGCCCCAGGTGATTAATCTCTCAACGTACCCGCCCCACCTGAAACAGTCGCAATTGACATCATCCCCCATTTCCGCAGCGTCCAGTCCCCCGAGGCATTGAGTGCCCCTGGGGGGTATTTCTCCGAATTTTGCAACGTGGGCGTCCCACCGTGAACGTGCCATCGCTGTCCATTCCCGGCTGATTAGTTGAAACTGAGACTGAGCAGGGTACTCACCCAAAACCATGTAGGAAAAAGCTGGTTCCATGATCTTATAAAAACCTGCCTTCAGCGGATCTCCTCCATCATCCGTGACGCCTTCCAAGAACTTAGGGAGTTCGAATGTGTCTTTGCCTGCCTTTTCCTCTTTGTTCAGCGGTCGGCACCATTGACGGATACGCTGGACGGTCGTTGACCGATTGACTGCGCCCGGTATAATCTCTTGGCCTGTTATAACGTTGGGATGATTGAATGCGCTCAAATGAATAATATTTGCTGATTTGTCTTTATGCTCCAGCCTATACGGGTATCCCGCGCTATAGCGAGGATTGAATAAAATCAACAGCCGGACAATGAGCCCCCCGGACATACACCCCTCAACTCCCCGATATGCAAAATCCGGAACGGTATCACCCTCATCGAACAAATAGAGCATATGGGCATGATGTTTGCCGGAAAATTTACCTTCCCGAACTGCCTCGGCACCTGTCGTGGGGACAGTTAGAGGCTCAATAAAATCTTTAGGCCCCCGCTTAATGCTGAAATACTTAATCGTGTCATCGCTGAATAAATCAGGATGTCTTTCGGTCATTGCCGATAATTCACCCCATAGAATTTTTTGATTTTCCGTGGGATTTGCGATTGTCCTGACAAAACTATCCGGAAAACACTTGTAAAACCAAATAGACGCCACACTCGCACCGTGGCTTTTGCCGGTCCCCGTGGCGCTCCTGGCTACTGTGATCCGATTATCCCGAATGCTCTCCAGCATCTTGGCAATGTCGGGAGTGACAGTGATGTCCAGAACGTCTTTTGCGAACCCGACGGGGTCATCCTGGTAGCGGGTAAAATCACTAAGCTTATTCGGGCTCGGCATCGACTGGAGGCGTTCCAACATCTGTATCTTTGCTGGCTCCGGCCATTCTCTCCAATTCCCGCTCGATTGCGCTGTCGATATCATCGGTCCCAAATCTTATTTTCTCCGACCATCCTTCGATGCGTTGATAAACGAGTTTAGCTGCCGCAGGGTTTCCCGCCGCGCCTTGCTTCAACATCCCCAGGTCTACACTTCGCAATAACCGGGCACATTGTTTTCGACATAATGCCAATCCTTCATCGTATATTTCGGTCAGTTCTTCGCACTTAAACGCAGAGTAAATCGTATTCCGTTGCTTGTACCCCAAAACCTCACACGCTAAAAACTCTACACCTACCTCAGCATTGTCTGGATTTGATAGGTATTTCAATAGCTTGTGATATTTTAGGATTTTCGCCTTTGTCCAGCCCTGTGTATCCATTTTGTCGGACCATCAATACCCAACTTTCCTCTTAGCCTTTTTCGGTTTCACCACAGGAGACTTTCTTTTCCTACCAGCCTTGGCAAGCTCCCGATCCGCCGCCGATCTGAACGATGATTTGATTTTTTTCATATTTATTCCCTCACCTCTTCCATCTCCCACCAACCAGCTATGGCCCCGAGTTGCGCATAAACGGCCAACTGAGACGCCCTCAACCGGTCAGCGATCGATAGATTAATCCTGCCTTGCCCCTGGCAATCATCAACATCCACACCCGTTCCCCTGTCCGCCATTCTCACTCGATAATCCTCCTCGCGCCGCCTGATTAATTCAAAGTTGTTCCCGTTCTTTTTTGTTCGTCCTCTTCCCATTGTTCGATTTGTTCTAGTCTCTCTCTTACGTCATATGGTGCCAGTTTCGGGCTTCCGAAATCCTGGGTGAACATCAGAAAAATCGCGAAAAAAAATATCACAACGAATAAAAGCGTGCCCCAGTCGACACTCCCGCGCTTGCTGGCCGGCACTTCGCCGGACATAAAAAAACCGGCCCTTGACCAGTTAGCCGGTTTGCGTTTGAGCATTAGTTTTTTGCGCATTAAATCATAAATCCATAACCAATAGCCGGAATCGCTGAACCCGAATGCCGGACGTTCCGTAAATCGGTCAAAGGTCTGGCGTTTATATCGGTTGCGTGCTGCTCTGCTCATCCTATTCCTGCCCTATTTACAGGGGCTTATAGTTCGGTAGAGGTAATGCGTTTTATTATGATGGGAATCGCGCGGGCCTGGAAAGAGGGGCGTTTTGTTGCGTACCGATAAGCCCGCCGGCTGATAATTTATTTTCCATGGGTCTATCCATACCACAATTTACCGCGACTGTCAAGAAATATGTGGTAAAATTACCACTGTGTGGGGTAAAAACACCACACTGGAAATAGCCAATATATTCAGCCCATTACGTTGAGTGTGGAAAAAAACACACAAAATCTGTTGCAAAAACACCACAATGAGCCATGTTTCGCCTGTCATAAAACCAGCTTGAAATAATTATTATCCTTAATGTTATCGGAAAGTCTGCCTTTATAATTAACCCCCCCGCCCCGCCTCAGCGCGGGGCACCTTTTTTCAACTCAGTGAAATCTCAGTCAAACCTTCCGGTCCCCATGATTTTGATGCTATCAGGCTCACTACTTGGGAGTCATCACGCCAACAAACACCGTTCAAACAATCTTTTACAAACTTCACGAGGTTATCCAAATCCGGTTTTTGGGTGTGATATGTTGGTGCTGACGGTTTGGGAGCGCCACTATTTTTGCCGGTCCCGTAATGGCTTTTAGGGCGGGGCATGATGAAAGCGACACGAAGCGTAATATTGCCCTCTATGGGTTTCTCTTTCCATTGCTGTTTAACTTCCAACAGAAATCGCCCCTCCTCGGTTTCCTGATCGTTATAGGTCATGACGAATTTACCCCGTCGGGCGAATCGGGGCCGCTTTTTGGCGATCGGTTTACCTGGAATTGTTATTTTCATTTATTTTTCCTCCTGAAATTGCGGACCGCAGGGGGTCAGACGTGCCGGCGCTCAAGGAGGTCTTATGTCCGCCGGGGTCAGATCGCCGTTCTCCCCCCCCTGGCCCTGGTGGTCATGTATTCGTCAAACTGCGCTTCCGTCCATCTCATCCTTTACCCACCCAGACCCCTGTACCTCGGGGGCCTTCCGACCGGTCCCCTCCGGTCCCTGATCGGCACGACGTTGCTTTCGAAAATTGTTATCTGATCCTCATTAACGGTTCCACTGGCCGTATCTTCGATGTCGGGTTCCGGTCTAAATTTGATTCCAGTTTTTATCTTAATCCCTCCATGTTGTCCGACATCTAAAACGGATTTGAAAGTAACGGGAAACTTTTCCCCTCCAAATTTCTAAAACGCCGTATCAAGGTCATTGATCCATGCCCGACAAAGCCCTTCAACCTGATTCCTGATTTCCGTTATTGTTTTTTCTCCAACTTGCATGATGTTCCTCCTGTTTTTTTATTTAACCCATGCCTCGCAGCACTCGGCTATCATTTTCGCCCGGAACGCATCCCCGCCCATCTGCTCCTCAAGGGCCTCCAGGTAATCAAAGAGATTCGGCCCCATCAACCCCCGGACGTTGTCCGAATGGGCCTCCCAGTCGGGTCCCACTAAATCGTAGGGTTCAGGTTGGATTTTATTTGGGCTCATATACGGTCTGCCAACCTCGTTCAATGGCGGTTATTAAAAGGTGCCGTGGATTATATCCCTCATCCCTGAAATGATTAAGTTTGGCTATTAATATTTCTTCCGCCCTTTGGGTCATTGGTTTTCTGATTTTATTTCGATGATCTTTGAAGTCTTTCCAATCTTCTTTATCCAACCAATCAGGGAGTATTGCTTTATTTGTTTTAATACTTGCTTTTGTGGTACCCTTTTTCGGTAATGGGTTTTTACCTTTTTCGGTAATACTTTTTACCTTTTTCGGTAACGTTACCTTTTTCGGTAATGGTATCCATGTTTCAAAATCTTTATTAAATTCAATATATTGTCCTTTCTCATTACCTTTTTCGGTAAAGGCTTTACCTTTTTCGGTAATAAGGTTCATGTCCCTTAATTTCTTTAACCCCATACACACATGGGGTTTGGATAATCCAGTAGATTCAACATATTGCGACAATGCAATAACATCCGACTTTTTATTCCAACCATATGTTTTCCTTAAAATGCAGTCTAAAACTTGTCTTGCTTCACCCGGCACCCTGATCCTAATTAACTGGTCCATGATTTCGTTGGCGATTGGCGTATATCCGTTCTCTTTTTGGGGGTTTGCCATTAAGCTTTATCCTGCCATGAGGGTTTTAATTTATTAAGATCTTCCGGTTCATCCCCATCGGAAAACCGCTGATAATGCCCATTGAATTCCAGCCATGCCCTGAATTGCTCCTGGTCTTTGCCTTTACCGAGATAACATTCAACCGGATATACCGTTTCATCCTTCTGTTTCGAGTGTAAAAAGAGAATGTTATCCGCATGATACCGGATATCTCCTGACTCCTTTAAATCATCAACAGTCGGCTTCCGGCCCCCCAGGTCTTTCCGCAGGCTTGAAACCAAAAGAACGGGAACATCTAGTTGTTTAGCCAAAAACCCTGTTTTCCTTACAATATTCGATATTTCCAGGTGCCTGCTCTGCACCTTCTCCCCGGTTGTCATCAACTGTAAATAATCTATAACCACCAGTTTGAGGGGTTTATCCAATGCCCAGCTTTCGCAAAATGACGCAAGTGTTTCAATTTTATTGTATTTTGTGTTGTCTATCAGGGTCAGGCGTGAGTCGATGAGGTCATCGAGGGCATGATGAATTTGCTCTAAATCGCTGTCGTTGTTAAAGTGCCTCTTATTAAGACGGGTGAGAGCAATATTGCTGTACCGGGCAATCTGCCGGATCCCTAATTTTTGGCGGGTTGACTCAAGGGAAAAATACAGGACGGGACCATAGGCACGACTCACATAATCGGATACCTGTAGGCAAAAGGCGCTCTTACCGGTCCCTGATTCGGCTGCGATCACCGTGACACACCCATCCTCTATTCGGTGGTAATCGTCAATATTTTGTATCCCGAATTTAAACCCTGGTTGAAAATTTTCGTTGTTGAGGTTTTCGTAAATATCGGTATAGAGATTTTTGTTCGACCAATCATCTTGGCCGTGGGTGTCGGCATCGATGCTCCTGGCGCTTTCTTTCCAGTCGCTTATTATCGCGTCCGTGGGTTCGTGCCATTGATAGGCCCGTTGGGACACCACAAAACACCCGTTGATTATCTTCCTCCTGAATGATAGGTCCTTGACCGTCCCTGCGTGATATTGCCATGCTTCAGCGGTCGAAATCCGACAGAGGGAAAATATGTAGTTCTCACCTCCCGCTTTTTCGAATTGGTCGTATTTTTTCAGCCAGTTAGCCACACTGACAGGGTTGGCCTCTTTGCCGCACTCCAGAATGGCCCCGTAGATAAGGCCATTTGCTTCCCGGTAAAAATCATCCGCAATGAGGATTTGCGCGACTTTCGGGATGATGGCCGGGTTCAGGAAACAGGCTCCGAGCAGGGCTTCTTCATCTTGAGCGCTATGCGGCGGCACTGGCGTTGTCACTATACTCTATCTCCCATATTTCGGCCTTGCACTCGGCAATCGTGTTCCGGGCCTTGCTCATTCTGTCGAGAATGACCTCCATCTCAACATGACATAAATCAATCGCCTGGTTTTGGAGGTTTATGATTTGCCGTAATTCTTCAATTCTTTTCATTTTCCGTCACCCCGCTCACCTCGATCTCGTCCTTGGACATAATCACCGTCGGGTAATCGCCCTTGACCTCGATGCTTGGCACGTTTTTTGCCTTCGCCTGCTGGAGGATATAATCCGCATACATAACCCCGCAGAACACGGCCCCCAGGGTTATGGCAAGGGCGCAGGCGCAGGCGGTTATGGTGATTAGCTTTTTCATTAACAGCTATTTATATTTAATTACTTTGTACTGTCACTAAAACAGTTCCTTCTCATCCATCTCAAGGTATTTAGCTATCGACTTTTTCATCTCCCAGGTTGGCACTTCGTAACCCCTGATGATTTTAGAAATACGGGGTTCATCTATTCGGGTTCCAAAAGCCAAATCCCTTTGGCTCAAGCCTTTTTTCATCAAGGCAACCTTTAGCCGAATGTTTGGTAACGTCCTTATCATATTGTTGCTCCTTTCATTTCCCCTCGAAATCCTCACACCTCCACTGCCACTCGCCCCACTGGAGCCATCCAGTGCCGCGCTGATACCATTTCGCCGTGTGGCCCATCGCACAAGGCCACTGAACGGCGCCTCGGTAATCTTCCTTGGGATAATAGCGGCAATCCTCACACTTTTGCAGTTTCAGGCGTTTTTGCGACATATGATGACCTCCTCGAAATTTATTTCCGGGCTGCCCTTCGATTCGGCAAGACGGCGAAAGAAACTTTTCCTTGAAACCGTCTTTTCCGGCAGGCCGAACATGGTCTGCTGCGGAACCTCTTTGACCAGGGACGCTTTTATGCGCTCCAGGGGGTCAAATCCTAAACTGATGAGCAGTTTAAGGGTCTGCGTCCCCCGCCTTCAGGTTGCCGATGTTGGCGGGGTTGGAGGAGTATTCAACATCATGAAGTTTTCCGCCCTGTAAGAATGGTTGTGAATCATGTTCTGCACCGGTTCGTCTGCAACCATCCGCATAAGGCGGGCTCGTCACGCAGACATCGGCCAGGCTGCCGGGCTTCATTTGACCGATTTGGCCGGGGGATTTGCCGTATTTTGTCGGATGAATAGGCCCTCCAGCCCCCGTGAATTGCAGCCTTGGGTCAGTTAAGCTATCAATGTATGGCGGCGAAGTAGCAATCAAATCCGCCCCCTGCAGGACATCGGCCAGACGGCGGGAGTCGCCCTGGATGATTACGGGAAAGGGATGGTTTAAGGACTTCCAGCCGTTCATGTGTACCCTGAAATTCTTGTTAGCCAGCTCCACAAACTTTTCCTCAAGCTCAACGCCTTGCCATTTCAGCCCGAACATGGGCGCAAACATGCCCCCGCCCCCGATTCCGGCGAACGGATCAACTACCACATCTCCGGCCTCGACGTAGCCCTGCTCGATGCAGTGCCGGTAAATCCGCCTTATCAGGCCGGGACTGAACTTTGCTGGGTGACAAAATGCCTCCGGGACAATCAGCCCTTGCCAGTTATCCGAGTAGCAATTTTCCCATATACTTACTCGCAATTTTGGCCTCCAGAATGACCCGCTATATATTTTCTGGGCCGCCCTCTCTTGTCGTATTTCAAAAAAGTATTTCCACACCCGCAGGCACATTCAATGAATATATTTGGCTCGTTTCCCTTTTTATTTAGTGGATTTCCGAAATGTAAACGGGTATGTTCACTATTTTTCAAAACTTGGATATTGTTGGATTCGTTGTTGAGTTTGTTTCCATCAATATGGTGGACAACTTCATTTTTATACAATGTTCTTCCAAGTTTCTGGGTTGCTACAACAATGTGTTGTCGTACCCATCCATTTGTAGTAGCATGAGGATGATTCGGTTTTTTTATACAAATATAACCAGATGCATCTATATATTGTTTACTAGACCGATAACATTTTTGAGAACAATATCTACACGGACGACTCCGGGTTTTAACTTTGAACTCTTTTCCACATACAATACATTTTCTAATGCCAAGTTCTTCTATAAATCGACCAAAGTTATCTCTTTGCCTTTCTTTCATCTCTTCATTTCTGCTATTTCGACGGCGGGTCATATACACTCCTTCCCTAAATCCTTTTGCAAATCCGGCAGGACCGAAATGGGTGTGTACCGCAACTCGCTTATTTTCGCCGCCCCGGTAAAATACAGGGCTTCTTCAGAATAGCCATCGGTCAGGATTCTCCGGCAGGCCGGACAGTTAAAATGGTTGGTGCCATAGAGACGCTTTCCACAATGCTGGCAGTAGTGGCCCTTGAATTTTGATTTATTCTTCGTGGAGGCAGTCGTACTTTTGCGGTAGGTGGTTCGATTCCGGTAATGTTCCCTATTCCATTCTTTCGATGTCTCCCTGGCTCGTTCTTTAGCGGCAGCCCGGCATTCAGGCTTTTTGCAAAAAAACACACTGTCGGGCCCCTTGCCGCCGCCATGCTTCCAGAATAATTCACCGCAATGAGCGCAGGCCACTTTGGTTCTACCCGCTTTTTGCCGTGCCCTGTCACGGTTTATTTTTCGGTGTCTTTCCTTCCGGGCAATTTGGCACTCGGGTTTCAGGCAAAACATCACAGCACGGGCTGGAAAATCGAACTCCTCCCCGCAATGCTGGCAGATGTGCTTTGACATCAATACTCATCCTCAACGTCAAGCTCTTCGAAATACGCGCTCACGGGAGCCTCCGGGTACACTTTCGGGTAACGTCGCTGTCGTGGATCGCGCCACCACTGGTAGATTTTTTTGACCTGTAAACTGACGGTCAGGGTGATGCGGCGGCGAAACATGCGGATTTTTATGGTCATAAGCTCAAATAGTGTCCCCCTACACACTTTTTTTGTGTCCTACGATACAGATTATTTTGATGGGATATGTTACCCTTGACATCATAATTAACTGTGATAAAAATATTACTTGGGCCACAGATCGGGACGCAATTCGCTCCTGGAAACCTGCCCGCCAGACCATTTTTCGATTTCGATGGCCAAGTTCGGCCCAGGTTTTGCCCCGTTGACGATCGTGTTGAAATAGACGGGATGGCAACCAATGTCTTGGGCTGCCTGCTTGTAATCTATCCCAATTTGATTGAGGTATTTTTTAATTTCCATACAGGAATTATGGACAAGAGTTAATAATTTGTCAAGGTTTTTTATTAATCTGTATGCATAGGGGGGGGTTGACAAATGGCAAAAAATAAAATACAAAGGAGGTCGCTTTACCATAAGTATCTTGGGGAGAGGGTCGCTTATCTCCGTGAAAAAGCAGGGTATACACAGACAGAATTACAAAATGCAGTGAACTTTAGCACGAACAGCGGCACAATAAGCAGAATTGAATCTGGAAAAATTGGCATTACATTGGAAAAGGTGGATGTTATGAGTGAAATTTTATGCGTCGAACCAGAAACATTATCCTATCCCAGTAAGCTGACACCAGAGGAAATACATTTTGTGAATGAGCTATTCTGCATAATGAAACACAAGGATAAAGCGAAAAATCTCGATGCCGTGAAAACATTGCTGTCAGAAGATTTCAACCGAATAAAGAAATAAAACCCAAGTCCCTTAATTTTCTCACCTTTTTTTATCTTCAATAAAATTAACTCTCGTTAATATTTTTTCTTGACATTCCCTGAACGATATATTAATCTGTGTTCAACAACGATGGAGAATCAAATGAACCAACCCCCCGGAGGCATAATGGATTTTAAAATAGAAAAAGATATTCCGATCCCGGTCGCCAGAAATAAAAATCAGCCTTTTCCCGTTTCTGAGCTTGAGACAGGGGACTCTTTTTTTATCCCGCTCGAATATATTGAAAATCACTACAAGAATCCCGACAGTGTCTTTTCCTTGTTTTCAGTTACAGGAAAACGGACAGGCAAAAAATTCACTGTCCGTAAAATGGATGGTGGGTATCGCGTTTGGAGAATCAAATGAAGCCCAATATACAAATTTATCCCCTTAAAACTATGAAAGCATGGCACTTTGTGAAGCAAGACAGGCGGCTCGGTTATGAAGACAACCGAATCGTCAAAACGGGTCGCACGTACAAAGTTTCGAAAAATAAACCTCTTGAGTTATGCTTGTACGGTCTGCACGGATCAAAACGAATAATAGATGCCCTCAAATGGGCTCCCGGCCCCGTTGTCTGCCGGGTGGACCTTCTTGGCGAAATCCTCCTCCATGACACTGATAAATCAGTTGCGTATGAACGCAGAGTGCTCTGGATGTACGATGCGACCATGATACTCCGCAAATTCGCCCGCCTCTGCGCCCTTGACGTTATCAACCTATGGGACGCTCCTGATGTTGTGGTCGAATATTTAAAAACAGGCGATGAGTCTATTAGGGCATCGGCCAGGGCATCGGCCTGGGAATCGGCCTGGGAATCGGCCAGGGCATCGGCCCGGG